CAGTGATGTGTTCTATCAGGTAAGGATGTGGGACACCATCATTTATAACTATTTGAAGAAGAGGAACATAGTCATTCCTCCAAAGAATAGATCCCAAAAAAACGAAAAGTATGCGGGGGCGTATGTCAAGGAACCGAAACCAGGAAAGTATGATTGGGTGGTTAGTTTTGACCTCAATAGTCTGTACCCTCATCTTATTATGCAATATAACATTTCCCCAGAGACCATCAGGGAGACTAGACATCCCAGTGCGAGCGTTGAAAGGATCTTAAACGAAGAGGTATCAGACTTCAATCCAGAATATGCAACCTGTGCTAATGGAGCACAGTATAGAAAGGATGTGCGTGGATTCTTACCTGAATTGATGGATAAGATGTATGGTGACAGAGTTGTATTTAAGAAACGAATGCTTGCTGCTAAACAAGAATATGAAAAGAATCCATCGACAGCACTCACAAAAGAAATCGCTAGATGCAACAACATCCAAATGGCGAAGAAGATATCTCTTAACAGTGCTTATGGTGCTATTGGCAATCAGTATTTTCGATACTACAAACTGGCTAATGCTGAAGCCATTACCTTAAGTGGGCAGGTTTCTATTCGCTGGATAGAAAACAAAATGAACCAAAAGATCAATAAGATCTTAAAAACAGGAGATGTTGATTATGTTATTGCTTCTGATACCGATTCCATTTATCTTAACCTCGGTCCTTTGGTTGACCGTGTATACGAGGGAAGAGAGAAAACTACTGAAGGCGTTGTCTCGTTCCTTAATAAGGTGTGTGAAAATGAATTTGAGCCTTTTATTGAGGGTTCTTACCAAGCGTTGGCCAACTACGTGAGTGCATATGATCAAAAGATGCAAATGAAGCGAGAGAACATCGCAGAGAGGGGTATATGGACTGCCAAGAAGAGATACATCTTGAATGTATGGGATAGTGAGGGTGTCAGATATGAGGAACCTAAACTAAAGATGATGGGTATAGAAGCAGTTAAATCTTCTACTCCTTCACCTTGTCGTACAATGATTAAGGATGCTCTTAAGATTATGATGAATGGCACTGAAGATGAAGTTATCGACTTTATTGATAAGTCCCGTAAGGAATTCAAGAAACTTCCACCAGAAGATATTGCATTCCCACGATCTGCGACTAATGTAGAGAAGTATAAGGCATCTTCTACAATATATGCTAAAGGAACTCCTATACATATACGGGGTGCATTATTGTACAATCATTATGTTAAAAAACATAAGTTGGATAATAAGTACTCGCTCATTCAAAATGGCGAAAAAGTCAAATTCTGTTACCTGAAAAAACCTAATATTATTCATGAGAATATTATTTCGTTTATTCAGGATTTTCCATGCGAAATTGGTCTTGACAAGTACATAGACTATGACCTACAATTTGACAAAGCCTTCTTGGAACCACTCAAAATCATCCTTGATGCTATTGGGTGGAATGTTGAAAAAACTGTAAACCTAGAACTTTTCTTCTCCTAATGGAATTACCTATCAACGACAAAGATTTAGCAACAATAATAAATGCTCTTTCACTTGGCGGTGATGCAAGATTATATCATCTTCTAAAAGGAGTAAAGGAAGATAGAGCACTAAAACAGAGGACTACTTAATGAATTGTTGGCATTGTAATACTGAACTCATCTGGGGTGCAGAT